GCATAAAACTTGGCGTCTGCAATGCAAGCAATAAATGATTGATTCTTACTGGTTTCAACGCCGTGGCGCAACAAACAAGTGTGAAAAGGTTTGACATTTGTGTTTGTTTTGCTTATTTGACAATCGGCGTTGACCTCATGTAGAAACTTTTGTATGCTCATCGGCAAATATCCCCAACGATTTGAACCAAGAGGCACCTTTTCTGGCCCCTTTATATAATCCTCTTTATCTGCCGCTTTTTTGGAAGGTTCTTTTTCTTTCTCTAAAATATTTTCCTCTAATAAAACATTGTCGTCTTCAGCTTTTTCACCTGTAGTTTTAGCTTTACCTTCTTCGCTTTGAGAGCACTGTCTTCTTCGTTCCATTTGTCCAGGTGTATTCCAGTTTTTGAAGCAACAAGGCATACACAATCCTTCTGCGTGTTTGCTCTTTTCTAAGAACCCCGGATAATGCTTAATATAATTTTCTTGTGAGCCATGTTCAGCCTTGTCATAAAATTCAAACACATATTCTCCTGGTTTAATTTCTTTGCGCGTTCTTGGTATAATTTTTCCACATTTGCCGCTTTTTGCGTCTTCTTCTGAAATGGGCGAGTTTGTTTTCATACACCAATATCTTGGACACATGTAATAAAATTGTTTATCTGGTTTAGAGCCATATCGAAGAATGTCACCATTTTCTTTGCCCCTTTCTAAAAATCCGGGTTGTTCTTCTTCTATTTTTTGCATCTCACCATCCGTCAAAATGACTGGCTGTTTTCTTGCGCTGTGCAAACAACTTCTAGAATACGAAGTAAACTTTCCATTTTGTTTTGGATTATTGAATAATATCGGATCTAGCTCCTCCATTCTTGTTTGAAATGGATTGGGTATCGACAATTTCATGCCATCTATATTTCTTACTGTATTTGTCTGTTGCGATCTTTTAACTTCTGGTTCAACCAGATCAAATTTTACAGATGTCTTCTTTACTAATTTTTTGAGATTCAAAACCGGTTGTTCCTCTGCTACTAGCGCAGGTTCTTCTACTTGTTCTTGTAGAACTACTTCAGGTTCTTTCTGTTCTTCAACTACTAATTTAACTTCTTCATTGTCTAAGCTAGAACTAGAACTAGAAGTAGAACTAGAAGTAGAAGGTGTAGAGGCAAGCGGAGCTTCCACGGGTTGTGAACCAAAACTAGACATTGAGTTATCACTAGCAGTGGAAGCAGGTTTTGCATCTTGTTCTGGTTCTTGTTCTTCTGGTGAACTAGAACTTTTACTCGCAGTATCTTGAGCCTTTGTATTCAAAGCCTCCAAACCTTTAATATTGCCCTCATTAAAATCGATTGAACTAACCGATGAGGATGATGCAGATTGTTCATCTGAAGATAATCCACCCTTTATAAGAGTGCCACCGCGTTCTCCTTCTTCATCTTCTTCATTTTCATCTTCATCTTCTTGTTCGTCGTCTTCGCCAAAAAATAAGTCTAGCGCATTTTTAACCTTTCCTTCTTCTTGTGCTCCTTCTGTGTATTCATTAAAATCAATATAATCCAAATTTTCACCTTCTATTTTAGGAACCTCTTGATCCAAAAACGCCGACTCCGCAGCAGAAACAATGTCTTTTATTACTACTTCTTCCTTTTCGTCCGCACCACACAACAAAGAGATTTTAGCAGCCGGAACATTTGTTGAACTCTTGTCCTGTGTCAATCTAATAAAAGAATCCAAGTATATGGGTAATGTATACAAATAATTAATATCGTTAATATTTTCTACTTTGATTGTTATTAAACTTGTAATTGCGTTTAACATTACTGTCGTTTTGAATCCGGGGTTAATCTTTATTTCAATTTCCGTCCGGCGAACACCGCGTTCCACCTGTAATTCGCTCGCCAACTTTGCAATCAATTCACGAGCCTCTTGCTCTGTAATGCCATAATTTTCCATAAGAGCGGCAATCAATTCCGCTCCTTTCAACCCATCACTTTGTTTCACTTGTTCTACAATGAATGCCTCTCTGCTCGTCATTTTATTAAAATTCGCGACTCGTTTGAAGCGCATTTGTATCCCCTTTTTAAAATTCTTCGATTCGACAATAAATATGCTAGAAATACAGCCAATAATCTCATCCATCTTTATTGGTTTGGTAATATGAATTGTAGATTCGTAATCGATTTTTTCAACTTCTACATTCTCGGCCAATAAATTGTTGAATAGTGCAACACTATACCCGCTCTGTTCAAGGTAAGCCTTTACTTCTTCTATAATGGGGTTAACTGCACCTTTAAATAGATCATCGATTTCTTCCATGGGAAAAATAACATCAAAATCGCAACTGATACCTATATTTCCATTCTCTTCAAAATTGCAAATTACAACCAAATCTGTTCCGCGGTAATTATATTGTATATAAACTGCAACAGACTTGGTTTTTCCGATTGTTTTCATTAATTTAAAAATAGTGGGTCGCAATAGATAAGGAATTTTTCTACCATCTTTGGCTGTCTTATCAGCATACAATCGATAAATATTTTCCTGTCTTTGAGAAGGATTGTACTTGATTAACGGCGACATTTCTGTGGCGTGAAGCAGTTTGAAGATAACATCGAGTGGTATTTTTATGTTGTATAGTGGCAACATTTTAAGGCTAATTGCTCTTATTCCCGTTTTTCTATAATCTAACTCAGTTTTTCTCTCTTTATAAATATCATAAAACAGGTCAACGCTTTGAAAAGTTTCTAATGTGTTCTCGTTTAACAAACGCTCGCTACTTTCGATCAGTTTTTCTTTTTGTTCATCAAGCGTTTCGAGAGAAGAAATATTCTTTTCCAATAAAAACGGATAATATAATCGGGTGGCATATTTTTCGGATATACCCTTTCTTCTAGCTTCTGTATAAACATCGCGCGCCAAACATAAATAAATATTGTTTCCAACTATCTTTCCAGTGTTTAACAATAGATGACTGTTTAAAGTGGTCAAAGATTTCCGAGAAGCTCGCTCAATAAAATCGTCGTATTCATCCACTTCAAACGGATTTGAAACAAATGGATATTCATTTGCAATTATAAAAAACTTTTGCCCTAGAACCTTTGTCATTGAAAACTGTTTGCCGTTTATATCCAATTCAAGTATATCGTCATAATCGTATACTTCTTTATCTGGAATATTGAATCTAATTGGTTTTCCGTTTTCATCGTAAATAACATTCAATATAAATTGGTCAAGTCTCACCTTGGTTAAAGGCAGACGACCATTCTGTGTAAGGGTCTGGTAAATATTGGCGGGGTTTAAAATCTCATCTTTCATGCAAAACAAATAAATTTCATCGAGAGAAAAAGTATTTGAAAACTCGGCCATGATTTTGAGTTTAATAACACCGATGCTATCATCGTAATGGATTTGCTGCTCTGAAAAAATAACAGGAATCTGCTTTTCGACAATATTCTGCAATTCATCGTCGTTAAATATGGGTTGCCCTGTATTTTTATCTATAAAGGCGGGATTTTGCGGATCTCTCTTAAATAACTCATCAAGGTCGTCTTCTTGAAGACTTGCACCATAAAAAACATGAATCGCTTCTATAGTTTCTGCGTCTTTTAAATGATTTACTTTATATATTGGATTTTCTTTTAATGCTACGAGTGACATATATATACTCCTAGTATTATTTTATAAAGCGGTTAACTTTAACTACAAATCTAAAAAAAAATTACAAATCATAGTAAGGATTGTCTGTGATTGTCATACCACAATAGCTTTGAGGTTTAGATTTGTAATCCATTGGCGAATAAATTCCCGCCTCTTTTGCATTCTCCAATAAAAATTTGAAATTCTTCCAGAAATCCTGCTTGTGACCAATTGATTTTGTCATAACATGCGCCATCTCGTGAATTGCAACAAAGGTTAAAGTGTTCAGATCAATTAGTGTATTGCCATTTTTTGTCTTATTCAAGCAAAATGCGAGTTTCTCTCCTTTATTTTCACTATATGCAGTCAATTCGCTCGTTGGCAAAGTCTCGCTTATTTTTTTGGGATTGAATCCTTTTACCAGTCTTTCAACATCAGGGTCCTCGGGATATTTTTTTTTCACATACGCAACCAAATCCTTCATTTTTTGTGTTACTTGCGCTAATAAATCCGCGGCCTCGTTTAACATACCTCTATCCCTGACGCAATATTTGTTTCCGTCTACCGTCGAAATTATGCATTTTAAATGGAAATTTTCAGACTCATAATATATTCTTAAACAAACGATTAAAATAAGTCCAATAATTGCATAACATAATATATTTTCTTTGAAATTAAACATATATATTATGTTGTTATATTTTTACACACATTAATAGTAAATAGTAAATAGTTAATAAGTATAAGCAACCTTTATTTTTTGAACGACGAGATTTCTAAAACACTCATAGTCGACAATGTAAAACTTCAACTTGTTTCTCAAGAACTGCAATCCTATATATTTTTTGTTTTCAATAAGGAAATCAATAAATGTTGTATTTGGGTCTCTGTTTATAGTTACTGGGTTTTTGCCTATTACGAAGAATATTGCACGAACATGCTCGTCGTCGACTGGCGCAACATTTATTGTTTTTTGTTGTGGAGGACACTTCTCATAAATTTCCGCCATTTCAATGTGAGCAGACGCGTCACGAAACTGTGGGTTCATTAGTGTAATTTCTTGCTCGGCCAAAGTATACAAATCTTCCAAAGTTTGATATTTGTTTATTGAAAATTCTATTGGAGTTTTCCCTAGACGCAATGCTTGTATTATGTAAGTGTCGCAATTAGTATTAACCGTTGACATGCAATTGCCATATTTGTATTTGATATTGCTAATGGCTTCTTCGATTGCCTGCATTTTCGTAGAGATGCACTGTTATTCATAGTTTTTTCAGTGTCAATTTTTATTGAATAATGGAGTTTATACCCTCCTCAAAAATTTAAAGTTAATTTAAAATTGATTTAAAATTAAATAAAATTAAATATTGTTAAATAATAATAAATGTTTGCGGAACATCCTAAATCTGTATTTTGGTCAACTAAAAATGAAAGGAAACCTTGCAATGTTGCTTTAAACTCCCATAAAAAATTCTGGTTTGACTGTCAGTGTGGACATCAATTTGAAAGTTCTTTATTAAATATAAATCAAGCAAATAATTGGTGTGGGTTTTGTAGTAATCCTCCAAAAAAATTATGTGATAACATTGAGTGTAAAATGTGTTTTCAAAAATCTTTTGCTTCGCACGAAAAATCTGTGAATTGGTCAAATGAAAATCGATTATTTCCTAGGCAAGTTTTTAAAAGTGCTGATAGGAAAAAATTTATATTTAATTGTGACAAATGTTCTCACAAATTAACATTAAATCTTAAAGATATTACATCTAAAGGTCATTGGTGTTCTTATTGTTCTCATCAAAAATTATGCGACAATCTTGATTGTCAAATATGTTTTGAAAATTCTTTTGCATCAGTCGAAAAATGTAAATATCTAAATGATAAAACTATTAATCCTAGAAAGGTGTTCAAAAGCACAAATAAAAAATTTAAATTTGAATGTTGCGAATGCAGTAAAATATTTGAAACGCAATTGAGCGACGCAACAAAAGGAGTGTGGTGCCCATATTGTGTAAATAAAACAGAACAAATATTATTTGATAAATTAATAAAAACTCATATTTTGTTATTAAGACAATTTAAAGTTGATTGGTGCAAAAATGTGACAACAAATAGGTTTCTGCCATTTGATTTTGCAATTGAAGAGCTAAAAATAATTATTGAATTGGACGGTAAACAACACTTTGAACAAATTAATAATTGGCTGTCTCCAAAAGAAACAAGAAAAAATGATTTATACAAAATGAAATGTGCCAACAAAAATTGTTTTTCGGTAATTCGCATTTTACAGGAAGATGTTTATAAAAATAAATATGACTGGTTAAAAGAATTAATTGAAAATATAGAAAAAATTTCCAAAGAATGTAGAGTTCAAAATATTTATATGTGTAAAAAAGATGAATATAAAGATTTTGATATGTAAGTATTTATTGCATTCCACCAGCACCAATTTCTAGCGGCGGTCGAAGGAAATCTGGCTCGATTGTGCTCTGCATCCAAGGGCCAACATACAATTGGGGATTAGGAGGCTCAGAACGGATTTGCAAGTTGGCGTTTCTCAATGTTTGACCAATTGTGTCAATGCCAATGTGGTAACCGGCCTTTAACAAGTTGATGTTGGCAAGTTCGCCCTTTCCGGAGGGGTTTAGTTGCGCCCATTGGCTGTTGGTGTCTCTGGGTAAAAGGTCAGCCGGGTTTTGAATATTGGGCTTGGAGCAAGATGTGGGGATTCCTTGAGTGGGAGTGGGGATGCCATTCACAGAGGCAAACACCTCGTTTTGGCTAAAAGGATTGGCGGGTTGAACTCCCATTGCTTGTTGAGAAGGACCTTGCTTGCTTCCTCCGTTTTTGTAAGCGGGATTGGCGCCGTGAGACATAGATTCAGATCCATATCTCCCCTTGGAGGTTAAGTATTTGGCCAATAAATTAACGCCGTAGGCGACAATTAATAAGACAACGATAGCACCGATGCCGTAATCGTTCCATAGCTTTTTCAGAGAACTGCTCATTATATAAAATTGGTGATAAAATATTTTTTTCCACAGTGTTTAATTATTCCTAATTGTTTGTTCTCCCCAACTCGATTTTTCTATTTTTACTTCTAAACATTTCATAAATAAATACAAAAATTGTGGATTATAAATCCTTGTCTTGTATTTATTCTGCAAACTCTTCAACATTATCTAAATCACTATTGTCACTGTCACTTTCATCTAAATCTTCCAACATGTATGTTTTCTTAATATTCTTTGCTTCTAAAAAAGCCATTATTGCATCCTTTTTTGCCTGCTTCGCCTTGTTTCTTGCTTGTTTATATATCTCATAATAAACTTGGTTTGGTTTTTTTAAGGTCATTTTATTGTCGGGTGAAATGTCTAAATTAGATGCAAAATCTATTTCCATTAATTCGTTTGCATCCTCTTCTTCTTTATCTTTATCTTTCTCTTTATCCTCAACCATCGAGTTTATATCAAAATCTATTTCTTCCAGTCCATTCATGTCTTGCTCTTTTTCCAAATTTTGAAATTTAACAGATGGTTTGTTAGTATTCACGACAATTGCCGTCGGTTTAATTTCGTTTCCAAATGTCAAGGGTGGACGATGCAGTTTTTCACCTTCGTCTTCGTCCCCGTGTTCACCTTCGCTTTCTAAATCATATTCTACGCTTGCATCGTCTCGCGTTTCTGTTTTTGCTACAGCACTTAAATTCTCACTTTCTAAAATTTGATTGCTTAATTCTTCCAATTCCTCGATTGGTGTTTCTAAATTTTCTAGTTTTACTTCTTCGCTACTAGAAGGTGGCTTGATCATTTGCATTTTAATTTTCATATCATCTTCTTTTTCGGTTAAGCTCTCTTCAATGTTGCGCTTCTTGACACCTCCATTCGTCTTAATCAAGCAACTTTCAAATAATGCGTCGCTATTTAGTATCATGGATTGCTTCAACTCTACATCTATTTGAAAATTCCTAGAAGTGAACCTTATTCCTTGAACTTCTAGAATAGATATTATCGTTGTTTCATTTGTGATATCATCTATGGTAAGAGGCGTCTCATTTTCGTTGTAAATCTTTATATTTGGAACATTGGATGAACTAGCGACTTTGACATTTACACGAACAAGATAAAATTTACCCGATTTGTAAATTCGCATAGGGCTCGTGAAAGCTGTTTCAATGTCACTTTTATCTAGCTGATTCTCAAACCACGAATCTTTCTTTTCAAAAATGAGCTCTTGGCATTTCGTTTCTAAATTTTCAAGCCAGTGGATAAACTGCTCGTCGTTATTATCGAACATGAGGTCCGCATAAATTTTCTTACCATTTTTGACAAACCCTTGTTTAGTTAGACTTTTAGGCGTTTGAATATATAAAGGTTTACCATTATTATAAATTTTGGTAAAATAAGCCCCGCCCTGAATTCCGGTGGGGTGTGCTAAAGATAATGATGAAAAATCGAATGAATCATTGGGTTGAATAATATTTTCCATTAATTGTTGCTAAGAAAAATAAAAAATCAATAACACGCGCAAATTAATAGATAAACAATTATTTTATTTTTGTAATTAGTAAATATGAAAGAGGGTTTAGTGCAACAATGTTTAGATATTTTAAAAAGAGAAGACATAAAACACGAGTTAAAATGCTTCTGTATGCCAGTAATAGAGTTGTTATTTAACGAAATAACGCCTTATATTTATTTAATTATAGGAATCATATTTTTGATTTTTGTAATGATTTTAGCAATATTAATTTTATTGATTCTAATTTTGCGTAATAAAAATGTGGTATCCAAATTGTTTTAATTTTTTCTCCTTTGAATATATAATGGCAAAAGGTCGTAGAACAAGACATCGCAGAAGCAGAAAAGGAGGTGAAAATACAATGACTCTAGAAGCAAATATGTCTGGCGCACCCATGGGCATGCAAGGAGGCAAGCGCATGCGCATGAAGACCCACAGACGCGGCAGACGCGGAGGGGACGCCTCGAACTGGGTCGGGGACAATTTTGGCTACACAGCCGAACAACAATTTATGAATACTTTTGGAAATAATGGATATGGAAATTCCGGTGCATTAATCCCCACCGTTCCTGGAGCGCCAGCGGTTAGCCCAAATAACTTTCCCCAAGGAACAATGAATCCATATAGCTTGGTTCCTCAATTTGGTGGCAAGCGCCGCAGAAAGAGAGGTGGCTATTGGGGGCAAGTGCTTGAAGCCGCACTTGTTCCCTTTGGATTGTTAGGTCTCCAAAACGCTTATGGCAGACGCACTCGCAAGAACCGCAAATAAGTATTTGTATTTGTATTTGTATTTGTATTTGTATTTGTATTTGTCTTTGCTTGTAAAATAATATAAATCTAACTGATAAAGTTTTATATTATTTATAATATTCGCGCATTACTCTTCGTACTGTTTTAGAAATGCTTTTACATTTTCGGCATACTTTTTAGGAATAAAATTGACGATTTCATTGTGTTTTTCATGAATATTATGATCCTCTTTGCGAAACTCTCCAGTATCATCTGCGGGCAACGCAATTTTTCGTTGTTTATATGTTTCTTCTGATTGATAAATGTAGTGAGCAATAAACGCTGGCGTTTTCCAAAATGCTTTATTTGATGGATTAAATATTTTTTTTGCCATTGTTTCGCCGGTTATTGCAAATGAACGCGCGGGATTTACTATATGGTAACTATGCGGGTTCATTGGTCCACCACTTGCAACCTGTGACGGTCTAACAAATGTTTTCACATGTTGGTTTAATAATGCATCAGATTTGGTATAATTTTCAAGTAGCAATCCTTCCGGGTCTTTTATATGATTATTACTTCCAAACATTACCCAATTTAATGCCAACGAATCTGCAAAATTGCCACGGTTTAACATATCTTTTATTCCTTTAAACTTATTCAAAATTATAAATTCATCCGCGTCCAAATAAATAAACCAATCTGCTCTCATTCTAGCCGCTATTTCTGCGGCCTTACTCATTAGTGGTATTTTTGGAGGACCGTTTAGTCTGCATCGCTCCACAATAACTCTTTTATCAAAGTTTTTAAATACTTCTTTCAAAGGGGTCTGTGACTTGTGATCAAATATATAAATTGTATTAAAACCAATCAATAAATGATGTGCAGCCCATTCTTTTATATTTTTTTCGTCTCTTGCATTAGCAAATAACATTACATTTCTAACGGGCGTTTGTCTTAATTGTGGACTTCTTTCAAGATTTATATAAAATCTTGTTGGTTTATTAGGGTTTGTTGTTTGACAAAACTCAAAAGATCCCAACATTTTATAAGTTTTAAATATTATATTTATTTTTTTTGAACTTAAATTTAAAAAAATAGACATTAGATATTAGATATTATTTTATACAAGTTATATAAGTTAGATGAGTTTTGAACAACAAATACAACAGTGGGTGTCCATTGACAACAAAATTCGGCTTTTAAATGACCAGATAAAAGAGCTTCGAGAGAAAAAAATAAAGTTGTCTGATAATTTGAATGATTATGCCAGAGAAAACAACTTATCCAATGCAACAATACAAATTAGCGATGGAAAACTTAAATTTGCGTCCACAAAAGTGCAATCGCCGCTCACCTTTAAATATTTAGAAAAGTCTTTGGGAGAAATTATTAAAAACGAAAATCAAGTAACACAAATCGTGGAATACATTAAAAATAAACGCGAAGTGAAGGTGGTCCCTGAAATAAAGCGCTTTTCTAATAATTAATTTATATTTGATTAATGTATATGTGCACTCTATCACCTGTAGACATGGTTTTTTATAAAGAAGGTGAGAAAATAATGAGCGGCGGATTTTCTATTGAATCGTTAATGTGGAAGAACGGCGAGTCGCCCATGTATACTGCAAATAATCCTAACAATTTAACTGGTGGAAATTCGGTTAGTGGCATTTTCAAAAATTTGGCCGTTCCTTCTGGGCTGCTTTATCAAAAACCGGTAGAGAAAAAACGACAATTGTTTGAATATACTGAAGGACAGCAAGAATTAGTGGGTGGTTTCAAAGAGAGTCTTGTTTTGCCAGAAAGTATTCACAGTTTATTGATGAAAATGGTGGAGGTGAACGACTCTGGAAAAACTAGTAACGAGAGAAAAACGCGCAAGAACAGAGTATCCAAAGAAAAATATAAAGAAAAGAAGAATATTAGTAGACGGGCTTAAAATAGTTTTAGGTTTTTGGTTTTTAGTTTTTTAGTTTTTTACTTTTTTATCATTAATTCTATAAAAAAGTAAATTTATATTTTGCTCCATGCGTTGTAGTTAAATGGTGACACTAAAATATCGCCCAATTTCGATTTCCAGTAATCGACGCGCTTCTCGAACAATATGTCCTTTTCCGTCTTTGGATAAGGCGTCGAAACTTGCATTAACTCCTCTTCTTCTTGGTTAATTTTTGGTTTGTATCCGTAACAGTTGACACCGAATTTCAATTGTGGATTTGCCATATAACCACCATTTACGCCGGGTCTACCGCAGTCGTTTTCATGTCCCTTTATTTTTTGCAAATTATTGAATGTCTTTGTTTGAGTCGGGAACAAAGCCATTTGACCGTCCGACCAACCATAATTGCACCATTCGCCTCCTCTGCTGTACGAATCTTCCACTTCTTGATAATTGGCTAAACGCGCACCAAATGCAGTGCACAAAGATTTCGCGTCTTCATAACCGTAATAATTTCCAGGAATATTGAATACTTGTTCAGTGTATCGTATTTCCGGAATTATGTTGCTACCCAATACTCCACCGCTCGCATCCATAGTTGTTTGTTCAACCTTGATGTCAATAATAGGATTACCTAAAAATACTTGTTTAACAGACGCAACAATGTCAATTCCAAAAAAGTATTGTAAACCATTTACTAACAACAAAATGACAAGTATACCAATTACGACGCCTATTAGCGCGGAAGATGTTTTTCCGTATTCTGTGGAACCCGATGGATTATAATTATTTTGAACGCTAGATGATGAATTATTTCCTAAAGATGAAAATACGATAAAATAAGCGACTAGAACCAGGGCAACAATTATAAATGCACTCGGGTTCAAAAGAAATCCATTAATATAGTCATACATATTTACGGTATCTGTTGTTGTGCTAGTATTTACCTCCATATATATTAGTCAATGGTTTTTTTTCGCAGGGAACCGAAGATACAATGATTCCGCCCTGAAACCCTATTAACGGTTATTTTCATTTATAAAAATAATTTTAGACCAATTGTGTATTTGTAGAAGACCACTGTATAAAATTATTATTGTTATTGTTATTTCTAAATTATAATTTAATAAAAAATATAAATTAGTAAAACCATTAACAGTTTATTTATAAAATATTTTAGGAGGGGTGCGGGGCGAAACTTGCTCCTTGGTTTCAAGGTCATGCCCTACTAGTCAATAGTTTTAGGAGGGGTGCGGGGAACCTTGGTTCCCTGCTAGTCAATGGTTTTTTTTCTATAAAAGAAGCAATATGCCCGCGGCGTTATCAAATCCGCATTATTTCTAACTTCTGTAACATTGGTGTCATTGAAATGATACCATTTTCCATTTGCATTTTTTACAAACGCTGTATAGTGACCGCCAAAAGTGCCGCCATTGTGATTGCAAATTCCATACAAATCGTACACATAGCTGTCCTTTTTGTATCCAAGAACATACTTTGATAAATCTAAATCAGTCAAAGGAAAATCGACTAAAATTTGATTTTTATTATTGTGATTTACTGCATTGATCCTTTTCAAATCTAGTACTAAGATATTTGGCATGCTCCAATAACTTATCTTCTTCTTGACATCTTGTTTTGAACCCGTTGATTCATTGAACCACGCATTTTCGCCACCCAAGGTTTCACCTTCTACATACAAATCAAAACAATCAATTAGCGTAGGGCTCTTATTATTTGACGGAATCGATAAATTTATCATAAAATAGGGCTCGGGTGAACTACTTAAAACTTCGCCGGTGTCCATTGTCGTAATTTGTGAAACATGTATTCCGTAAAACATATTCCAGATTTCCGAATATTCTTTCGCATACATTCTTTTTATCATCTCGAAACAATCCACCGCTATTTTGTCAGTACCATTCGAAACTGTTCCAGAAATACTCATATTCACTTCTCTCGACAAAGAAGTGTGGAAACAATCTATAACAAACAATAAAAACTCGGGGAGGTCATTTTGCGAATAGCCCGCAAAAATATCAACACCTTTTATTTGCGCCAACTTGTGAATTGTATTTATGAATCTGCCTGGCGAAACAACACAATTTTCACTCCACATTAGTTGACGCAAACTATCCCATTCGAGTAACAAGGTTGATTCGTATTTCTTTTGCAGCCGTTTCTTGTAGGTCTGCTTATTTAGAAAATCGTTCAGCTCATATGTATGCGATAAAATTTGAATGCACGAATTAACAAAACATGTGTTTCCCAAATTAGTTAATCCTGTTAATCCTTTGTCTTTGTAAAGAGCAAGGTCCATTATATTATAAATATAATATGTATTTAAACATTAATTTAAATATATAAATAGTATATGTCAAATCAATCTCCTAATGATTTAAGCATCGATAGAATTAATGCAAACAACACAACAATAAGAATATTTCTTGATTTTTATATGAATTTGCACACCCAAACGGTTCGTAGAATAGACTCGCTGTATGATATTTTAGATGAAATTAGGTCGGCTGTAAATATTCTTGGTGGAATTAGTTCGCAGCTCAATGAAAATGATAGAAACGATAGAAATTATTACAGGGCAAACTACGGGAATAACGAGAGGGCAAACTACGGGAATAACGATAGAAGCAACGAGAGAAGCAACGATAGAAACAACGAGAGATATCAATTTAATGGGGAACGAAGCAATAGAGGAAATGGTGTCAACGGAGGTGGGGGAGGAAGAAATGGGCGGTCAGCAAATGCTTACGGCAGAAGTGGAAGAACTAGCCCGTGGAGCGATGAAAGAAGACATTCTTGGCACAATCAAAACAATACACAGAACTATGTCGATTGGTTAAACAATAGAATCTATATTCAAGGGAGGCCATATAGAATGGAATTTGAAAATTTGCAAACTTTTTATTCAAATGTACCAGTTGTCGCAACCCCTGCACAAATTCAAACTGCAACAAGACTAACAAGATTTTCTAATATTAGTAATCCAATTAATAATAGCTGTCCAATAACACTAGAACCGTTTGTAAATGACTCAAATGTAACAGAAATTCTTGGTTGCAATCACTTGTTTAATCCTGATGCCCTTTCATCGTGGTTTCGCGACAATGTTAGATGTCCAATGTGTCGATACGATATTAGAACAAATAGGATTTCCTCAAGACAAGAAGAAGAAACAAGGGAAGAAACAAAAGAAGAAACAAAAGAAGAGACAAAAGAAGAGACAGAAGTGGAGGAGACAAAGGATGATAATAGACCGGTTTCACAATCCACAGAACGCCCACCCGAGAGAAATAGTAATTCAAGAAGAAGAATATTGAATCGCAATACAACGCGTGTTGATGCATCGGGCAATATTTTTGAGGCAGCTTTAACCGAAATTACTGGTGCACTATTGAATCAATTTCTTACTAATAATTCGCAAAGCGGTACAGAAAATGGGTTATTTTTTAATAATATATTTGACCCTTCTAATAATGAATTCACGTTTCGTGGGTACAGAATTTAATTCTTATGCTCTCAGTATTGACGCGTTATTTTTGGCACCTTATCATTTATGGTAACAAAAATAAGGGAATGTATGCAAACAACATGCCTGGGGGTCCAGTTTGGCGCGACTTTTTACACAAAAGTATTTTGGGTTTTCGTTTTTGGACATTTTTTTTGTCCATTTTTGAAAAGAGGATTTACTTTTGTGCAAAAAGTGCGCCGATTTTCGGCTGTGAGCATTATGATGCAAATCTCAGTTTTCCTAAAAAAAATGTATGAGCATAAAAAATCCAGCTTTAAAAGAAAAGTACTTAAAAAAATTATCTCATTCTTTAGAAAGACTTCCAATGGCTGACATTTCTGGGGTAGAAAAGGGCATTCTTTTTGATTGCAAAACTTGTGACTTTAGCACATCTAAAAAATATCATTATGAAAGACATATTAAGACCAAAAAACATTTAGACTTACATTTGGCTGACATTGGCTTACATTTGGGGCAAAAAGGGGCAGAAGATGTGAACGAATGCAGTTGTGGTAAGAGTTTCAAACATAGGCAAAGCCTTTATAAGCATAAGAAAAAATGTAAAAAGGGGATTCTAAGCATAGATGATTTTCCTGAGAACATGACTGATAAGGAATTGATAATGTTTTTATTAAAAGAGAACAAAGAGTTTAAAGAACTTATTATAGACCAGAGCAATAAAATGTATGAAATCGCCTCCAAACCATCTACTGCGGTAATCAACACAAACTGTCACAATAAAAATCAGTTCAACTTGAATGTTTTTTTAAATGAAAAATGCAAAAACGCGATGAATATGAGTGATTTTCTAGACACAATTAAAATTGGGGATGACGATTTCGAAAATATTGGAAAGCTAGGATATGTTCAAGGCATTTCTAATATATTTATAAAGGGACTTAAAGACCTCGATGAAACGGTTCGACCGATTCACTGCAGCGATATAAAAAGAGAAATTTTATATATTAAAGACAACGATGTGTGGAACAAAGATGAGAATAAACATAAAATTAGAAATGTTATTGCTTTAATAGCTCATAAAAATTTTAAATATATTCCTGCGTGGAAAGAAGCCCACCCTAGTGCTTCCGATGTAACAACTAAAAAGAATGATGAATACATGAGAATAGCGAATCAAGTAACGACGGCCATTACACCAGATGATGACACGGGAATAAATAAAATAATTCGAAATGTTGCAAATAAAGTTATTATTGACAAAGATAATGCAATTTAATCACATTTATATATTTGGATAATTATAAGATCCTTGACAAATTTATAACAAATTATAACAAAATATAAATTTAAATAAAAAAGATAAAAAGATATAAAAAATTAAATATTTATATATATATTATGGAAAACGATTATATTTCTGTTTTTGAATACGAAAAAAATGTAAACCCGCAGTTAAATAATGTTCCCTTTTTTGAAAAAGATGTAAATGATTGCAATTATGGAATTAATATTATAGATTTTTCAAGCATATTCAATGTATCTCATGTTTCAACAACACCAAATTTATTAGCTTCATTTATTAAATTGAAAAAAAATGATATTATAGAACTTGATAATAATGCAAGTATCACTGAATTTAATGCAACATCTCATCTTTTTTACATAATTAAAGGAGAATGTTCTATTCATATCGATAATAATGAAGAACAGCCAGTTTGCTCGGGAGATATTATAGTTAGTCCTTGTTTTAATTCATTAAAAATAAAAAATACTGGCGAAGAAGAGTTGCAAGTTTATTACATAAATGATAGTCCATTGGTTAACTATCTGGGTAACAAGGCACACAAAAAAATATTCAAGTTGGCTATTTATAAAAATGAATTTATTTGTCAGAAGTTGAACGAATTGTCAGATCCAAATAATAATAGGAAGGGTATTTTGTTAAGTAATAAAGAAACAGAATTATTGGGCGTTAATACAATTACACCAGTATTATGGGCTTTATATAATGAACTACCACCCAAAACTGTTCAAAAACCACACAAACACAATTCAGTTGCATTAGATTTATGCGTGAAATGCTCTGATAGTGAAAATATTTATACTTTAATTGGTGACGAGTTAGATGAGAATGGAAATATAATAAATCCAAAAAAGGTATGCTGGAAAGAAGGGTGTATGTTCATTACCCCGCCAGGTTTATGGCATTCGCACAACAATATTGGCGATACTTGCGCCTATGTTCTTCCAATTCAAGATGCCGGATTACTTTTATACCAAAGAATTTTGGGAATAGTTTTGAAAAAATAAATAAAAATAATTGCAATTTTCTATAATTGAAAAAATTGCAATTTAATTTTCGCATTCAAATAAAAATTGAAGTGAAAAGTTTTTCAAAAGCAAATACAAATTTAATTAATGGAACGACGAACTCGTCAGAGAAAAGGAATTACTATTGACGACGGTGAAGATTGTGACATGGAGCGAATTGACGAACGCGAGATTGTCGACCTTACTACAAAAAACTCTATCAGCAACAGGGCACTACAAGCGTTCAACTCTATGAAGCCACGCGCATTAAATGCTTTCTGGTTTGCATTTGATGCGTGCAGTATTTATTTGATGTGGGTGGTTCTTCATTACATTGCATCGCACTTGTATGTGTACTTTTGCGCACCAAGCACAATTGTTGGCTTTCTCTATTCTCCCTTGATTATTGCCGCACCACATTGCAGAGGGCTTCGATGGGTCATCTTCAACGGCGCCATTTCTACTGACAATATGTGGCTCGTTTTTGGAACATGGCTCTGCTCCAAGATACTTATTCCGAGACAAGTGCAAAATACTTAACCTGGGTATGATGTAAAAATAATATTTATAAACTATTTAAAGACGCCGCGTGTATATAAAATATAATACAATGACTGTAAGCCAAACACCAAAAAGACATCGCGCTAGATGGACCGCTAGTGAATTGAATCGCCTTCACACGGAATACGAGATGAAGGAACTTACTGTGCAAGAGATTGCAGAACTACACGAAAGAAGTGTATACGGGGTTATGAGCAAGCTTCAAGTAGAGGGATTGATTGATTCCTCTTTGAGCGACGCTCGTGGATGGGTTTTTCAAAAGCCCACTAGTCCCAAGCAACCCATTTCATTAAAACCCGCGCTTCAATTTGATGAAGACCAAGGCGACGATGAATCTGTGGAACAAGACGACCCTGAAGATGAGGACTATGTTCCCGATGAGGACGAAGAAGATGATTATGAAAATGAAGATGATGATGACGCAGAAGAAGATTTTGACCCTTATAGCATCAAGCAAAAAATGTCATTCCTCGAGAAACAAATTACAACAATTTTTTCTTTTCTTCAAAAGAATTTCCCCAAGCAAAAGTTAATGAGCAATTCTCTATAAATAATTTGTAAAATTATTGTGAATATTAATTTTACAAATTTTAATTTAAAAACTTATTTTTGTTTATTATAAAATGGAAGAAACAATTGTTAACCATGTTAAAGCCTCACTTTCTGCAGCAGAGTACAATTTTTCAAAAATTTCAAAAGAAATAATAAATTTGGGAGGTGCTTCAGGAATAAAAACGCGTCATTTTATGAATAACTTGCTTCAAATGAATGGTGCAAAATATTTAGAAATTGGAGTAGGTGGTGGTTCTTTAACTAGTGCTGCAATGTATAATAATTGTGCAAAAATTTTTTGCATCGATAATTGGACTGATATTCCAAGAGAAGCGTTTATGGAAAATTTTAAAAAATATAAAGGCAACAATTATACTAAATTGTTCGATCAATCTTATCAAGATGTTGATGTTAGCAAACTATCAAAATTTAATATGTTATTATACGACGCGCATTTAGATAGCAGTCAAATTTGTGGTGCATTGCCTCACTTTATTAATTGCATGGAAGATGTATTTGTTTATATTGTTGATGATATTAACTGGCGTTATATACAAGCTGCTGCAAAAAAATCAATAGAAGATTTAAAATTAGAAATTTTATATGAAAAAGAAATATTATTAACAGATAATGGAACACACACTCCAATGAATATTGCGAGAGAAACATGGTGGAATGGTCTTTATGTTGTAGTTTTGAAAAAAAATAAATCTGTAATAAATGTGTAATAAATGTGTAATAATTTTGCAATAAATAAATATATTTTAATATTAAATATATTTATTATTTTATCCTTTTAGTTTTCTATTTTTTTGACTTGAAGAATCCAGTTAGTGCTTGATTATTTTCCTTTTGATTGTTCGTTTCCCTAAGAAATTCATCGAATAACAGCGCTTTCACTTCCTTTTCTTTCAAGTCATTCAACTTTTCGTCAAACTTTTCCGACTTTGTCTTTATTCTCAACGCTTCAACTTCTCGTTTAAACTTTGATAGTTTCGATTTTTTGTTTTGCATTTCCCACATTTTTTCTAAGACCAATGCAAAGACTTGTTGCGTCGGCTTCATTATCTGATTTGTAATATAATGCGAATAATCTATTTTTAGTTCCTTCTCTTTGATATAACTTGGTGTTTCTATTCGATCCCCCTGTTTTGCCTTCTTGTCCGGATTATGCACAAACACATACGGAATTCTGTCACCTGGACATGGCTTGTTTCCCGGGTCCCTCTGCGTAATGCGGTCTGCCAAGACTTTGTGAGCAATCTGCTGCGGATTTTTATATCCTGACCGCAACGATTTGCTGATAATGAGCTTGTCAATCGAGTATTTTTCGTCGACAATGTTCCGGAGTGAAGACCTAAGGAAATCGACAGCTTTGCCAATATCTTGCTCTTTCATCAAGATGTCAATGATTCCACCATATATTTCTTTTACTATTGGCGCGTTGTCGCGGCGTTTCAATACAATTCCCATTTCCTTTCGTTTACACTTTGTTGGGTCTGTCTCATAGAGCATTCCAACATAACGCTTCTTCGAAAGTAGGCAAAATGGCATAAAGGTCTTTTCGTATTCCAAGTCGTGCGGACCCTTTAAGAATTTGGATGCCAAGTGACCCGCTTGTTGCGCCAATTCGATAGTTATTTCTAACGCTTTTTTTCCGCGAATTGGAGTTCCATCCGGCGTTTGAAGATTAAATGTGAAGAATACCGAATCCGTATTATGAACTATGATATTTCCAATACCTGCGGCAAAGTGATGGTTTTCCGTTGTCAAGTCGTAAACATAACCAGTGTATTCAATTTCATGCATTTTTTTAATTGCAAATGAATTTTTTCTTTGTTTTATTTTTGTCATAGTAACTCTATAAATATTGTTTTTATCTGAACGAGTATTAATTGATGTGTTATATCCAAGGCTTTGCGCCAACCAACCAATGTGAGACGCACTTATTTGATTTTTTTGGTCAATTCTGCAATATCCATTTTTATCTTTATCTCCGTCAGCATCATACATTCCTTCCCAAAATGCTTGTCTTATTTCCAAATTTCCTTGCAACACTTCTTTTGGAATAATCTTGGCTTTTTCGTAATACATTTTTTTGCGGTATATTTTAACAAATTCTGCAATAGAACCGTATTTGCTGCACCTAGGCGATATTTTGTATACTCCAGAACTTTCCAGCGTCGGCATAAAAACCCAATCAAAATCTGGATGTGCAATTTTACACAACTCTAAATATTTATTTATTAACTCCATTGATGCATTGTTTAATGCCCAACTACTCTTTTTTCCTGAGTCACATTCATAGTTTCCGCAACTACCATCTCCAAAGAAGAAACCCATAATTTTTGCTTCTTCAACTGATATATCACTTGCAAATGAATCGTTCATAGGTAATTTATTGTGTAATAATTCTGTCCCTATTATTGCATCCTTTGGAGACAATTCTTCACCATTCTTTGCAATTAGAGAATGGTCGTCCGTCACATCTACTAATCCAGTGTGCGTTAAAATTCGAATCAGTTTTTTATGTGAAGCCAATTCGTGACGAATTACTCTATACAACTTAGTCCAACCTTTTTCGGTCCATGTCTCGACGCCTTGCAATTCACAAAACTCTTTTTCTTGTTTTCCTTCTTCTCTGCATTTTACCCAATTACTCCCTCCGTATTTTTCTGCAACTTGTTCAATCGTGCAAATATCAATTTGTCCATTTACTTTCACATATACTGGGGTATAATTCGCGACGCTGTCACCATATATGTACTCAGCTTTTGTTAGGACCGGTCCATAATTTGCAGTGTCACAAGTCGCGTTTCCATAACACTCTTCTACTACTTTCTTCGCATAAGTCAAAAGCAATCGTCCTATAGCCGTGCAAGATGCGGCGCAATCCTTGTCATAAAAGGAACTCGTCTTGGCGCCACACTGCCCATAGAGCGAATTTGCAGTTAACTTGTACCCAATCTGACGCTTATCCAAGACATTTTTCATAAATTCGTCTTTTTCCGCAGGAATCAACTTTCTTGTCGTCTTACGAGCCATCAACAGTTCCTCCAAAATCGAAGGCATAACCGCTCGCGCTCCATTAAACGGCTGTGCAAAACGACAAATCTTGTGCCCACATTTAACTTTTTCCGCCGCGGCGCTCGGAGTCTTTCGCACATACATAAAAGTATCATAAGTAATATTCACATATTCATAACCCGGCAGATTATCATATATGAATACGCCTTCTGCATTTTTTTCGCCCGTCTCGCAAACCAATTGACCATCTAAATCGTATTCCAATGTCCACACCTTGCTATCGTGTGAAATGTTTTCGCTCATCATCGAAGACGGATACAACGATGCATAATCGACGCAAGCCACCGGATTATCCAAATACAAGTCGCATTTGGGATCCAAAACAATCGCACCTTCATAACCGTCCTCATCCTCGGATTTCTCCATTACAGGCATCAGTGTGCGTTTTTCCCTGCACTTCTTGGCGACATAACTCGTTAATTTAATGCCTTGGCCTCGCAAAACGAGGAAATTTATCGGAACACTGCAAATTTTGGCCATCTCGACAAAGCCTGTCAAAATATCCGCCTTGGTCATCAAATAATGCACCAAGTTACAATCCTGAATACAGTATTTGGCAATGACGGCGCGGTCATCGGCGGTGCCATTGGTCATTGTGAAAATATCCTTTGGAGTCACATCATCCTTCGCCAAACACCACCTTACTTTTTTGCTTTGGTCTGGACAAACCTTGGCTCCTATTTTGAATTTGCCTTCTTGCTTCAAGACCTCCAAAACTATAAACTTTTCTCCGTTATTGTAATAATCCACAGAATGACCAATTTCTTCAAAATGGACATAGCTTCCCACGAGCAGACCTGTCATATTTGTTGTTTGAATGGTGGTTGTTTTGTTGGCCTCGGAATAATCGAGCGTCTTGACATAGTCACCGATAAAATGACCGGCCACATAATCCAGCTTATACGAGGTCAAATTCTCTTCGCGACGGAAGAAGTTGTATAAATCAATTTGAATGCGACCATTCATCTTGATGTATTTCAAGTCGTGTTCACCACTAGCAATGCGAATGCTGGTTTCCTCAATGTTGTATTTATTCGTTTTCATGTCTCTCGAACCGCAAACCTCGTCATTATTTTTTGACAGCTTCAAAAACTCGGCAACGCAATTGTTCTCTTCTGCTCGACGAAACATAAACTCGTAATCAAAACCAAATATATTGTACCCGATAATAATATCCGGATTTTCTTTTTGAATAATATTTCTCCAAGCCAAAAGCAAGTCTTTTTCTGTGGAATAGGATTCAATCACGGCATTTTCCACATTGGAACAAGTGTTTAACGCCACGCAATGATTCAAATAGGGTTCCTTTTCACCGCTTTTCAAAAAGGTTGAACCAATAAATGTCACCTTGTCGCCTTCCAACCGCGGAAAGAATGAATTCAGCGAAATGTTTAATTCCGTCATCTTTGCAGTTCGGTCCATCTTTTTATCCATCAAAAGCTCGACTATTGTGCCTTTTTTTGCCGAATTTCGGAAATAGTTTGCAGTAAAATGTGCATCGTCATCTTCATCTTGGTTCATCTTTTCAAAGAGCGCCTCAATCGATAGCTGATCTTTAATCTCGTGTGTATCTTGGCCGCTCCTAACTTGCGCTATAAGCCAATTATCAATTGCAGCCTTCAATTCCTCTTCTCCAGTTGGCGCCTTTTTGGGATAAACCTTATCAATTGCTGTTTTCATTGTGTCTTCGTACCCAAAAGCGCATAAAACTATTTTTTTTAAGATATCTTTATATTGCTCTGCAGTAAAATCGACGCCGCCTCTATTCTCAAAATATTCGATAATATTGGTTGCCAACTTCTTATAAGACTTGATTGGAACTGGAAAATCTCCGTGACTACTACTGGCCTCAATATCAAAACTACAGATTTTCAACGGAACGCGGGTTTCTTTATCATTCAACGGAATAATAAATTTATAGTTTATTTTAACCTCGAAATCGCATGTCGTCTTCTTTGAAATAATATTTATAGTGTTTTTATTTGGCAAGGCAACCCAGCCAGAAGGACTAATATCGCGAATATGAAATAAACGCAAAAGGGGTGGAATATTGGCCTCGTACAAATATGTACGCGTTCCACCGAACAATAGGCCATCTTTAATCAGTTTTCTGTCTGCATAATTATACCACAGATTTTTGGCCTTGTTGAAAGCTTGCATATTGTCGAATTTGAGCGCTAAGAATTTGTGCTCTTTTCCACCGTCAAATCCATACAACTTTCGCCGTTTTATTAGTTTGCATTCGCACAATGATTGCTCATAATATTTGCCGAGTTTTCCTCGCATAAATGCGACAAAGGCGTTTTTAGATGCTGTAGACCAAGAATCATCGACTTTCACATAGAAGAAAGGTTTGAATCCTTCTGCTAGAATAGAACATGACTCGCCATGTTCATTTTTGCCGAACATTTGAATCATAAACTTTGCCGAATCTTTATTGACACTTTTTTTTCCTCCTTCTTCTTCGCTGCTACCGCTGCTTGCATCAGTATTTTCATTATAAATGTTGAAATCGTACAAACGGAATGTCTTATCCATTGTTCTTTGATGTATCTAATATGTGGTTTTTGTTTATTTCCTTTTATTACATCAATTTTAAATAAAAATGTGATAAAATAAGCAAGTATATTTGTATATATTTTTTGAATTTGCAGTATTTTTCATAAGAAATAGTCTATAAGTATTTTATATGGCTAATAAAATACCTATTCAAGCTATTGCCGTTTTTGACGGCAAGAAAATCAAAGGATCTGTTGTATTCACAGAAGATTTGAAAAATGATGTTGTTATTATTGATATTAGCATTGAGGGCTTAAAGAGAACTGGTTTACACGGGTTTCATGTGCACGAATCTGGTGACTTAACGAGTCAATGCGAAAGTATGTGTGCGCATTTCAACCCTTTTGGGAAAACTCATGGATGTCCAGGAATGAGTAATCGCCATGTGGGTGATTTAGGTAATTTGCAACCCGACACAAACGGTATTGCTCATTATAGAATGGTTGATAATTTAATAAAACTCCGTGGGTCAAAAGCAAATATTATTGGACGCGGACTTATTATTCACGCCGATGAAGACGATTGTGGCAAGGGAGGAGACGAGGCGAGTTTAAAAAACGGAAATGCGGGAAAACGAATAGCGTGTGCTATTATTGGGTATTCGAAAAACAACTTCAACCACCTTTAAAAAAGGTGGTGCCAAATAATTGATTTTATCAATGTTTTCTTGTTTTCCCACCCCTTCTTCCATATTTGCAATGTTGTCGTTGAGAGAAACCCTTGGGTCTTTTGCAGTTGATTGATTTCTTGTATTTCATTGACCATTTTCCACCACGCATCACTCTTTTACTTTTAGTTTTGCGGTAACCACCCTTTGTTTTTTTGTGATGAACACGCGGAATCTTAGATTCAATCCATTGTGCGAAAGCCTGAGGCGTGCGACTAGACTCATATTCTTCGACAATTTTGCCTCTATTATTAATGTACCGCAATGTAGGAAAGCCCATAGGTTCCGTGCCAATGTTTTCCATTTCGTCAAACAAATCCTTATTTATTTCAGCAACAATTACATTATCATTTGATAAGTGCTGTTTTTTGATGTGTTTATTTATGTCTTTCCACGACTCTTTTGTCATATTGCAAGGACCACAGCCGTCCATATACAAAAATAAAAAACATTGTTTTCCAGAATCGTGATGTTGTTTGAATAGTGCCATATTTTTTTTGTTTTTTTCTTCGATTGAATCTGTAATTGGTTCTAGAAATATCATTGTCTATAAAATAACATTAGAAAATAAAACGCACATAAAACCAGGGTTTTTATCACAATCTAATATATATGTATTGCATTATCCTTATTTTAATTGCATTTTTAGTAGGATTATATGTTTATGCTTCACCTAAATTACAAGAAGCACTGACAAATAATAATGGACAGGTTCGTTGTCCCAATATTTTAGTACAAAAGGGAATAAAATATTACTTGTATAATTCCAAAGTTGCCAAAGTCCCTGGCGTGAATCCCATCGAGTTTCAAAATTTAGAAGAGTATGTCGAATTTATGGATTGGCAACGCAGTCAAGGCATTCGTTGTCCCATTTTATATTTGCAACACAGTTATGATGCGCAAGGCAAATCGGTTTACAAAGTTCGCCCAAGTGCGACGGATTTACAAGGAGGGTTGCCTCCTGCGCTTCCCTATGCAAACCCAAACCCGACACTCTTGATGGATGCCGCGCGTAATGACCCGCCGTACAATCAAAATACCGCGCCAGGCTACGACCCTTCGCCGCAATATGTGGGAGCCACTACGCCGTTAGATACAATGAATCAACAAGAAGAAAATTTGCTTTTCAGCCCCAATCCAATGGACGAAAATTGGGCTGGGCAAAAATATACGCAGGCGCTTGTTGACGCAGGTTATTACAAGGGGAATGAAGTGAATATTTTTGTCCCTTAGACACATTTTCTCAAAATTTAGTAAAAGATTTAGGCAAATTTCCAAAACAACAAAAATAATTTATCTCGTGTTATTTTATAATATGAGCGCCATTGTTGAGAGTCAGCATAATTTACCGGTACAGAAGCTTGTATATTCTGATAAAACGCAGAATCCTTTAACAAACTTGCTATTAGTTTCTACCGAAGTTCAAGAATATCAACAGTTTATTGATTCTGCAAATCAAAATACTTTTGCTGTTGCTTATTCTCGAATGTCTTCTAAAACGGAATTGATGGAATTATTAAAGAGCAAAACGCAATCACTGCAAAGAATTGGATTTGTCTTTCATTCACCTGGTAATAACGAGAAGGCCTTTTTAGATGGGAAATCGCTTTTTTTAGCGAATGAACTAGCCAATGCCAATGATTCTGGCGCTTACAGTGAAAATTTACAATGGTTGTTAGATGTTATTAGCGAATTCGGTGTAAAGAATGTTGACTATTTAGCTTGCGACACATTAAATAATGATTTATGGAAGAGCTACTACAGTTTTTTAACCGAGAAAACAGGAATAGCTGTGGGAGCATCGAATAATAAAACAGGAAACTTGAAATACGGGGGTGACTGGATAATGGAAAGCACCGGCGAAGATGTAGAAAGGGTGTATTTTACTGAAAGCATCGAATATTATAAATATTTGTTGGTAACAATTAATCCAGTCAACGGTGTAATTTACAGTCAAATAGGCGCAACTTTAACTGCAACTGTAGCGGGCTTTAATGGATCAATTTTAGAAAATACAACAATTCTATCAAGCGTTACTGATACTGACGGCGCTGTATACACAGTTGTTTCTATTGAAGAATTTGCATTCTATAGTTGCACTAATTTAACGAGTGTTTTCATACCAGCCAGTATAACAACTTTTGGCAATCAAGCATTCGGTGTTTGCACTGGTTTAAAGAGTGTCAATCTTGAAACAGGTCTCCAAATTATTGGCAATGACACATTCTATAGTTGCACTAGTATAACGAGTGTCATCATTCCATCGAGTATAACAACTTTTGGCGTTACAGCATTCTATAATTGCACTAGTTTAACGAGTGTCACCTTTACACAAGGTCTCACAATTATTGGCACTGGTTCATTCCAGGAGTGCACTGGTTTAACGAGTGTCATCATACCATCGAGTGTAACAACTTTTAACTCTAGTGCATTCTTAAGTTGCACTGGTTTAAAGAGTGTCACCTTTACACAAGGTCTCACAATTATTGGCACTAGTTCATTCCAGGCTTGCACTGGTTTAACGAGTGTCATCATACCATCGAGTGTAACAACTGTTAACTCTAGTGCATTCTTAAGTTGCACTGGTTTAACGAGTGTAATCCTTCAAGCAGGTATCCAAACTGTTGGCGATGGTGCATTCCAAAATTGTACTAATTTAACGAGTGTGTATTTTAATTCTCTTAGTAATTTACCAATTTTAGGAAGTGGTTGTTTTTCTGTCACAAGTCTAACCAATACAGCTTATTACTATAATGGTGTCAATAATTCTAACGGAGACCCAATACTTAACTATCCTGCATATTTTGCGCCCTACGGATTTTTTACTGCTGTGGGACAAGATCCACCGTCACCGCCACCGACCATTGTCTGTTTCAAGGAAGGCTCGCGAATACTAACCAAAAATGGTTACCTTCGCATACAAGACCTAAGAAAAGGCGACCTAATTAAAACGGTTCTACACAATTATGTTCCTATTGCCATGATTGGAAAAAGGGATATTTATCATCCCGCTAAAAAAGACCGCATCAAAGACCAGCT